AGATGGATGTTGAAGGTGCTGAATATAAAGTATTAGAAAAGATGATTAATGAAAATACTATAGATTATGTTGATAAACTCTATGTAGAGTTTCATGGGATGCGTGTATTTAAGACAAGAGAAGATACTAAAAAAATTAGAAATGAAATTAGGGGTCGTGGTATACCAGTACATAATTGGGATGCTACGGCAAAGAAACCAATATTAGGAATTAAAAATTAGAAATAGTGAAATCATTATTTCTTTAGGAAAGTATCTATCAAAGGTTGGTAGATAGTTTCTGAGAGTCACTAAATAAATAACTTGGCTTGCTGTGACTCTAACAAGTAAGCTTAAGGAGCAATCTTATGGCCGATATAAAAGGCAACGTCACAATCGTGACAAACGAAACACCCGATGAGACATCTTACGATGCTTTCTGTTATCAGTATGAAAGACAAGATACTGGTAGAAAGTATGTAGGATATCACAAAGGGAATGTAGATGATGGGTATACCCATTCATCAACAAATAAAGATTTAGCTGACGATTTAAGAAATCCCAGCTTATCTTTCACATACGAAGCAATCGCTTTCGGAACAGCTGATGAGATGTTAGACTTTGAAAAGAAGATTCTAACTAAAGCAGATGCTGCTGGAAGTTCAGATTGGTATAACAGACACAATGGATTTGGTTCTGGTAATATGTCAACTGATCCAGATGAAATACAGGAATTAGTTGATAGAATTGAATCAGGCGAATGGAACTTTGATGAAATGAAGTCTGTAGAAGTTCTAAACAATCTTCCTCGTGTTCAAGTTAGGGGAATTGACAATAGTGCTTTGGCTAAACTCATATCAGAAAAGTTCAGAGATAACAATGGAATGATTACTGAACATGTTAATCCTGTAATTCTTTTAGAAGGTCGTGGCGTCAATGGTGAAGATATGGTTCTTAATGGAAATACTACTATTAGTGGTGCTAAGATATCCAAGGTTGTTCCAGAACTACCTGTCATAACCATTCCGTATAAAGTTCATTCACTTCTGTCTGACCAACAACTACAATGGGCTGGAACTGTTTTAAATAAACAAGGTGAATTTGTTGCAGAACCTGTTAGTCATGAGGATTTGTTAAAACAAATCTTAGGCGAGTGTTCTACAGAGGAAGCAGCTGGAAGTCAGAATACCAGAAAACTATTAAAGTTAACTGGTAAGACTACAGGTCAAATCACTAAGGCTATTAATGAAGCTAAAGCTGCAATAAGAGAAAAGAACTTTGCTGCTAGAAACAGACTCTTAATTGATTGGGAAGCTAGTCAATATTCTAAGATACTGAAAGATAAAGCAGTTGGAAGTAATGTAATAGTAGAAGATGAACCTGATAAATCTACTTACGCTCATGTTATCGCATCCGGCTTTGTTAGTGTATCTAAAGTGTTTCAACCTATGTTAAATGCATGTTTAGATTTGGATACTGGTGAATTATCCAGAACAAATCTCAAAGTTTTCATTTGGCATAATCTGAAGAAGAGAAACATGAAGGAAGAGTGGGATAGGACTTCTGCTACGACAAAGAAGTACTTATATTGGACTGCTAAAAAGTTCGGTATAACTCTTACGATAGTAGAAATGCCTACAACAGAGGATGCTCTTATTTAACTATGAGTAACTTCTTTCAAGATAGAGATGAGGGTAGGGAATACCCTTTTAGATGTTTAGTTTATCCTAATATAACCTTTCAAAAGGATTTTACTAAGGATAGCTATTATATTATAATGTCTAATATCTTGAAATATTTGACGGAGTTAAGACCTGATATACATTTCACGGTCTTAACTCCTGAAATTATGCCAGGCTTTCAATATGAAAATACTGAACAGATTATCTACAAACAACCCACATATCCGAATGAGATGCGACAGCATTTTGATACTTATCAGTTAACAAAAATAACTGATTACAAAACTAAGGATTGGGATTTTGTGTATACATATTTGCCAGAACATACATTACAATTAGAGAATCATTTTAATAATATGACTAATAGCAGACCTATTATATTTGGTTATGATGCTTATATAGAAATACCAAAGACTACTGGTTATGAGTCAAGTTTACTTAGACATCATTATGCTGGTCTGATGTCTATGAATACTTGTGGTGTAAATTCACAAGCAGTAAAAGATACAATAATTGAAAACGCGCCAAGTTCTTTGCCAGATAAAGATATAGAGAAATTAAAAGATATAATAGAACCATTACCTAGAGGCTGGGATAATGTAGATGGTATAAGAAAAGAACCACAAACAGATCCTAAAATAATCGTTTGGAATCATAGGGCTAATAGTTACAAAAGTTATCCTTGGTTTCTACAACAGATGGATAAGTTATGGGAACAGAGAAAAGATTTTATGGTATGGGTGCCGCTTGCTGATTCGATAGATAGAGAGTATATCTATAATAAAAAGTTTGATAGACAAGGATACTTTACAGAACTATCTAAGTGTTGGGTAGGTGCTTGTGGACAATCACACCATACAGGATGGGCTAACTCTGCTTCGGATGGTATGGCTGTTGGTGTACCTTATATATTCTACAATGCTGATTACTATTCACAGTATGCTGAAAAGGCTGGTATTTATTTTGATAAAGATGAAGAGTTTCTAACGAAGATGAATATGATATTAGATAATGAGAATCTAAGAGAAGAATATTCTACTAGGTCTATAAAATTAGGAAAAGAAAACTCGTGGGAAGAGATTGTAAAACAATATAATGAACATTTCGTAAAAGCAGAGAAAAAATTTAAAATGGTAAAAGAAGATACCGAAGGTTATAAAAAGATATTAGACTACATACATAAAGTAGGCTCGGTAACTAAAAAACAATTACTCGAACATATAGGTTGGGGTAGGGGAATTCCATTCAATATCTATAGAAATAGGCTTAGACAAGAGCCAACAATCAAATTAACAAAATATGGGTATGAGGTAAGATAATGCTAATAGTAATAGTATATAGTGCAAACTTTACATCAAATGCCAAATCATTAAGTGCTGCTGTAAAGGCAGAATGGGATGACGTGGACGTAAACTTAATGGGTGTATATGGCAAAACAGATAGTTTTACTAGATACCAAGTTCAAATAGATAGAGACTTGGTATATCATAGTGATTCGGTAACAGATAATGATACAATAATAAATTTAATTAAGGAGCGGTTATAGTAATGAAACAACTTTCAGAACAACAAATAATAGATAATTGGAATAAGTTAATAAAACTTATAGAAGATACATTTCAGGGCGAACGTAAAGAGAAACTCTTAGAGATGTATAAGTACTTCGAAGATAGAATGTCAGTAGCACCAGCTAGTGGTAAAGCCGCATATCATAACGCTATGGTAGGTGGGTATGTAGAGCATGTGCTGCACGTAACTGATTGCGCTATTCAACTCAAAAAGCTGTGGGAGTCTAATGGCGCTGAGATTAACTTCACCGATGAGGAACTGGTATTCGCTGCTGTTCATCACGATTTAGGTAAGGTAGGTGACTTAAATCAAGATTATTATATCCCACAAGATTCCGAATGGCATCGTAAGAATCGAGGAGAGATTTATAAGCATAATCCGAATCTTCAATATATGTCCGTTACCGATAGAGCGATTTTTCTTTTAAATCATTTCGGTATCTCTATGACACAATGGGAATACATCGGATTACGTTTAACTGATGGTATGTATGAAGAAGCAAATAAATCTTATTATATGACTTATAATCCTGATTGGGCGTTGAAATCTAATATAGCGTACATACTTCATCAAGCTGATATGATGGCAACACACATTGAGGGCGATGAGTGGAAACGAGCAGATGAAGAATATAATACTCAACTCACCACTAATATAAAACAAGCGGTTGAGACTAAAACAGAAACTAAAGAATTATCACCTAAATTGACTGCGAAGTCACAAGATTTATTTGATGAACTTTTTGGGGATAAATAATGTTATTAGAAATAGGTCTTGGATTAATGATTGCTTTGTTTGTAACTTCATGTTATGTAATATGGAACTTATCAACTAAACAAGAAATGTTAGAAGATTGGGTAGAAGATTTTATAAATGTGATAGAAAAAATAAATGTCGATTTAAAGCAGGCCGATTACAGAGGTTCGTTTGAAGCTGATGATGAAGTCGGAATAATATTTGAAGAGATTAAAAATATAATAAAACAATTAGATAGATTTAGAGGAGAAGAGCAATAATGCCATCAACACAAACATCAGGATCAGCAATTAAAAATAAAATGCCAGTAGAACCTAAGAAGAAGAAAAAGAAAAGACCAAAGAATTATTATTTTCACCAAGGAACTGAAAAGGCTATAATTCGTTATAATAAAACAGATGATGCCAGATTGAAGAATATTATTTATAATGAACATATTGCATATGCTTTTGATAAATTAGCTGAGAATATTATTCACACCTTTAAGTTTTATTATTTTGATGTTTCTTCTATAGAAGTAAAGCACGAAGTTGTATCTTTTCTTGTAATGAATATGCATAAATTTAAAGAGGGTAAGGGTAAAGCCTTTTCTTACTTTAGTATTGTCGCTAAAAATTATCTTATTCTTAATAATAATAAAAACTACAAAATGGGCAAGATACATTCTGAAATGAAGGTATTAGATTACAAAAGAAATATTACTTCTGAAAAGCGTGATGCTGATAAATCAAGTAATGCTGAATTATTTATAAATGAATTACATAGATTTTGGAATAAAAATCTTACTAATATTTTTCGCAGAGATAAAGATATCAGAGTTGCTGATTCTGTTTTACATATATTTCGTATAAAGCAAGATATTGAGAACTTTAATAAAAAGGCTCTTTATATTCTTATTCGTGAAATGACTGGTTCTAATACACAGCACATTACTCGTATTATAAATGTGATGAAGAAGTATAATAAAAGGTTACAAGCTGAATTTGAAAAGGATGGGATGGTTGATGTAAATCATACTGGATCATTACTTAGAGAATAAAAAAAAGGGGTCTTTCGACCCCTTTTTTGTTTTACAACTACTTACGAAACAAACCCACCAACACCAACAACGCGACGAGTCCAGCGAAACCTGATTCGCCGAATGTGTTTATGATAGATGTCAGGTTACCAATAACTTTGACGCCAAAGACACCGCTTCCAAAAATTACTTCGGATATAGCACCTATAGCTACAAAAGACAGCATTAGATGAGCTAAGTCATCTATATAGCCTTTTACCATTGTTATTACTTCCTTCATGGTTATTCTCCATTAGTTAACAAAAAAGGGATTTTCACCCTATATATAAATATCATATATATTTATCAAAAGTTAAAAACGGAGATATTTATATATGACTACAATTCTACAATATATCAAGAGGTAAAGCTATGGCAAATGATTATGAAATATTTGAAGGTAAGTCGCTATCTAATTTATTTAAAAATATATATGATAACAGCACCAGAAATAAAGAACAGTTAGAAGTTCTTATGAAAGAGGTTGTTGGGTTTATCAAAGATGGGGATACCGCAGTTCAAATCATTCCTATGTTGAAAGAGTATTTAGAAATCAATGTAAAGAATGATGACCAATTAGTAAAAATGGCAGCTATCGTACAACGTATTATAGCAACTGAAAACAAAGGTGGATCAGAAGATGGATTCAGTTTGTCTGATACTGAAAAAGAGCAATTAATGGGCGCACTTGAAGATGCGGCTACGGATTTACAATCTAGATCAGACGAGATAGATGAAAATATCAAAGAGGTAATTAATTAATGGCGTATTTCTCCGATAAAAAAACAATTGTTCGTGACACCAGTAAATTAGGTGTCGTTGATGGCAATCAAGTTTATGATATACTACAAGAATCTACTGATTATTTTAGAGAATACCATTCAATTGAATCTGCTGTTGTCGAGGCAGTTTACATTAATCCAAGAGATCCTAATTTTCCTACTAGAAAAATGGGCGCGGATGATGTTCCAGATTATTCATTATATGGAACGATTGATGCTGTATTTAAAAAGGGCGAGGTTCTTCCAGGAAATATAAAGCCACTATCAAATCATGTAGTGACATATCCGTTAAAAGGAGAACTGGTAAATATAGCATTTTATAATGGTGAATATTATTATTCAATGCCATTAAATTTAAATCAAGATATTAATATGAACAGAGCTGCTAATCAACGAGGCGATGGCACTGTAACTCCGCAGAGAACTAAATTTAATAGGCGAGTATTTGCTAGTTCTGGAGATACTGTAGTACAAGGAAGATTTGGAAATCACATAAAATTAGGTAGTGATAGTATATATGAAAATCCCAGTATAAGAATAGTAACTGGACAATCACAAACGCTTCCAAATGTACAATTAAAAAATGTAGATTCAAAATTTCTTCAAATGGAAGATATAAATAATGATGGTTCTTCTATATATATGACATCTGGTCCAGAGCAAATGAGCCCGCCATTGGCTACTGCAGCACCAACACACAATTTTCCACAGCCAAAATATTTATACGGTAATCAAATTATTATAAATTCTGACAGGTTAGTTTTTCAAGCTAAAGGCGTAGTTTATCCAGGCTCAAATGCTGATTTAGATATATCACCGACTGGATGTATACATATGCTTGCTGCTGATGATTTTATTATATCATCTGGAGACAGGGTTGTTATTGAAGTTCCACAGCCAAAATATGATAAGCATGGCAAACGAATGTCAGGGGATTATGCGGGAATATTTTTAGGAATGGATGCTGATGCAAATGGTACTGGAGTTGCTAAGGGCGCAGAGGTAATTGAAACTTTAAAAGGTATGATGGAAGTGATTGAGTCCATAATAAGAATCACTTCTGGTTTGAGAACAGTTGCTGGTGACCAAATAATTTACCAGTTAGAATCTTTGAAGGATTTAAATAAACAATGTAAGGTGATTAAAGATTACCTGCCTGACATAGAAAGCAAAACTGTCATTACGAGTTTTGATTAGGATTTAACAATGGCTCTTAAAAATCTTAAACTCACTGGTGTAACAGAAAAACTTCAAAATCTTCCTGATGGACTTTTTCAAGGTCCTCTACTGAAATATAAAAGGGATTATAAAGCGATGGCTAAGAGAGTTCGAAGGGGGGAGTCGAATGTTGTTGCACAAGAAGCTGAAGGTTATGCTACACTAGGAGCTGAAACGGCTATGCAGAAAAAAGTTACCAAAGAAGATATGGTAAAAATTAAAGATACCATGGCAAAAATAACAAAAATTATTATTGATGCTGGCAAGATCATTGGTGCGGCGGTAACAGCAGTAAAGGCTTTTAAAGCGGTAAAAGACGGTTTACAGTTTCTAGCCGAACTTTCGGAAAAAACAAATTTGATTGCAGCTGCAGCTGCACCGGTGGGAACTGGAGGACCAATAGCTCTTATTGCTTGGTTAAAGAGGGGGGCTGCTAAAACAGCTATGGGTATTTCATATGCTGCCTCAAATGTTCTGTATTATACTACAAAGTGGACGGGAAGGTATATAAGCATTGCTGGTTCGATAGTCGAAGATTTTTCGGCAGTCTACAAAGCGTGGTTTGTCGGTATAGCATTAAGAACGGCAAGAGCAGAAAAATGGGGTACAGCATCACATGATGATGTTGTGAAAGCAAACCAAGAAGCTGTCAATGCTGCTGTCGATGCGGATGATCAAAAAAGTAAGTTTATTAAAGATGTAAGGGCCTCGGGGGAATTTGATGATTCTATTTTTCAAGAAGATGAAGAATTGAATGCGGAATACGAAGATGCGTTAATACATGACATCACATATGGTGAATAACAATAATTAACGAATATAATATTTATATAAAAACAGGAGTCTATAATGGCTAAATCAAACAAATTAATTACATTAATAAGAGAAATAGTTAAACAAGAAGTACAAAAAGAAGTTAAACAGATATTTATTAACGAAGGTGTGAAATCGTTTGCGCAAAAATCTTCTACAGTAGATGACAGTGCTATGGAAGTTCTACCTAAAAGAAAACCCAAACCCAAAAAAGAAGTAACTTACACAAAAAATCCTGTGTTAAATGACATCTTAAATGAAACTGCTAGAGCTGGTGAAATGGATGAGTATCCAACAATGGGTGGGGAAACATTTGACAGTACAAAAATGGCAGAAGCTATGGGATATGGAAATACAATGATGGCTGGAAATGATGAAGATAAGAGGAAAATAGGAGCTGCACAAACAGCTGCTTCTGCTGGCGTGAACCCAAGTGAAGTGCCCGAAGATGTAATGAACGCATTAACAAAAGATTATAGAGGGTTAATGAAAGCTATTGATGAAAAGGACAAAACTAAATAATGGCGAAAATAGAAAAAGATTTAAATCCAGACGTGACTATTGGTTTACAATTGCCTTTAAAACACGACAATGAATTTGGGTTTTTTAAAAGAACTAAAACATTTTTGGAACAAACTAAATCAAATATTAGAAATCTGCTCCTAACAAGAAAAGGAGAGCGATTATCTAATCCTGAATTTGGCTGTGATGTACATAATTTTATATTTGAGCAAATAAGTGGAGATTTTGAAAGTAAAGTTGAA